ATTAATCCTGCGATGACTCCGTGGATGCCGTCTCGCCAAAAGGGATGCGCTCCACGCGGTACGACACGCCTTTGACTTCTGATTTGAACTTTTCAATGTTGGTGACGTGGCCTATCTGTTTCATGGACAAGTAACTCAGTGTTACTAGGTATTCCATAGATAAGTTTTCGTCAACAGCTTTAATGATTGAAACGGTGTGGAGCTTCTCAAATTCTAAGAGGCTTGCTACCGATAGGGCGATTTCATGTTCGCTCCCATCGACCAGCACAGTGGCGATGTGGAGTTCAAACATTAGACGATTGGTGCTGTGTAAAGGCCACCAGCAAAGCTGATGCTCCCAACAGTGGCTAGGTCGCCCACAGCGCCTGTCACGGGTCGGTATTCATTCATTAGGCAATTGGTAATCGTGAAGTTCGGATTCGTCGCGCCTACTGCTGCTGATGTTGGTTTAACAACAACAGTGGTTTGAACGCCAACAAGTGCAGTCAAAGTTGCGTGAACTTTTGACGTTGCGAAGTCTTGGTTGAACGAGATTGTCACCATGTTGTTTTGGATGCCACCAATAAACTGGTGTCCGTTGACTGATGTGCTTGACATTACAGTTGCTTCAACGCTGTCAACAGCCTGAACCAATTCCACATTCGTGACATACGAAGTCAAATCGATTGAGTTTACGGTAACGGATGTGTCTTTAAGTACGAAAATAGCCATGACTATTCGGCCTCTGCTTTCTTGGTTGTTTTGGTTGTTGGTTCGATATGGCCTGCATTAATGAGAGCCTCAATCGATGAGCCTTGCAGCTCATCATCGGTGATTGTGTCGCCAAGCGATTTGCCTGCAACAAGTTCTGATGTCACTTTGTAAGTAGCCATTGATTCCTTATGGGTATGCCACCCACGGCACCGTGATGGTGTACGCGGGCAGTTCTTGATTGCCTACAGAATAAACCGTAGGTGTTGCGTCTGTTGCTGAGGTTGCATCAATAACGATGTCCATAGTGTCCAGAAGCGCGATGAGTGCGTCAAGGTTGCCAGGTGGTGGCATTAAAACGTTGACAGGGAAAGAAAGCGACAATTGGTTTGTGGTTGAACGAGTCACTTGTGGTGGGTCAATGATTACCGAAAGTGGGCGTGCATTGCGAGAGTCTGAGACAACAACAATGCCAGCATTTTCGAGCGTTGAAACCAGCCGAAGGCGGGCATCGTTTGTGCGTCCCATTATGCGACCTGGGCTCGGTTACAACCCCAAAGCCTAAGAATGTCACCCATAGCAACAGGGTTGTTGCCTGACGCAAGATTTTCATAAGACTGGAATGAATCTCCGCCTGCTGAACCGCGTGAACGATAAAGCTGTGCAGCCATCATCGTTGTACCCAATTTCACGTCAGCACTTGGTGCCGTAGCAAGCACATCAGAAAAATATCCTGCAGCGCGCCTTCTACGGAACGCAAGCGCGTTCGCTGCATCTGTGCATACAGTAACGAACGCTGTGTCATTGGCTGTGGCTGGGGATACGCCTAAGTATGACAAAACGTCATTGTTGACAATCCAAGTGCAAACACTGGTGTATGTAATTGTTGCAGTGTTTGCTGCGGTGTCCCGTTGTACGTCATCGCCAGCGTCAAAGTAGATGACTTGATTTTCGCGGAAAACATTCCAGTCAAATTCAAAGTCACCTTCTGGGCCGACGCCTGTAAATTCGTAAGGCTCGGTGGAGATAACTGTAAAGTTGCCGTCCATTCCGTCGCCCACGTTCGCGACTGTTATCGCCTGCCCCATGAAAATCTCATTTGGGAGGAAGGTCTGCAAAACGACAACACCATCAAGGCGTTCGCGAAATGCAATCGATAAAACAGTCACGGCAGTGAATCCACTAGTTCGTCTTTATCAGACGAATGCAGCCTTGATGCTGAGTGTTGGGTCAATGAGCTTCGATGCCCAGTACCCTCTGAACGCAATTTGGCGCGAGAGCTGAGAGGGCATCTCCACACTTATGGCCCCACGTGCATTTTCATACGACTCAAGGGCACGAGGGTCAAGGATGGTCATGCCTGCAGAAGTCAAGTTGCGGTCAACCACAACGCGAAGCCCGAACGCAAATGCGCCCATTGTGCTTGCTGCATTGAGTGAACCGAAAGCGTTCATTGGGCCGACCTGTGGGAACAGTGGGCGGTCTGCAGTGTCGCTGAGTGAACCCATCAACTTCCAGACGTTGGGTGACACAGCAAGGATTGACGGAAGGTTTCCGTTTGAACCCGAAAGGATGTCTGCAGCTGCGGTGTACATCCACTCAACCCAATATGCAGGGTCTGCGATAGATGCATTTGCAAAGTTGTTGCTGTTGGTTGTACCAGTCTGCAACTCTGAACAAGCGAGCAAATCTGTACGGTCCGCATAAACGCGAGCCATGTCATCTAACAAAGCGCCAAGAACTTCTGGCTGTGACCAGTCAAGTGAAGCTTCTGAAATTTCAACGTAGCCACCTTGAATTGTTTTGGTGATTTGTACGTCATCAATTTCAAATGCTGATGCAGTAATGGTTGTGTTTTGTACGGCTGTGCCAATGCTGGAATGGACGGAAACCACAGGGCGAATAAAAACGGCACCACCTTGGGGCATCTGGCGAAGCGTTGTGGCATCGACCAGAGGCCTAGAGCCTACAAACGAGTTGAAAATTGGCTGAACAATCGGGGTCGGGATGACTCCAGGAATTTCTGGCGTTGTGACATCTGGTGCAGCTGCACGAATGTTGTCATTCAGTTGTGCAAAGTCGTGACCACCGCGAACGAATGATGCGATGTATTCAGAAGCTGACGGAAGTTTGAACTCACGCTTCGGTCCTGCATAAATTACTTGGGTAGGGACAGCAGCCTCAACTGTGTCTGGGGTTTCTTGTGTTGCCACTTCTGGTTCCTCCTCGGAATCTGTTGGGGTGGGGTCTTGGGTTTCTGGGGCTTCGGCTGCAACTGCAACTTTGGCACCCTCGAAGGCACCGAATGGAAGCAATGAAAGCTCCGTCCAGTTGCCTGCTTTGACGACCATTGTGCTTCCTTCGAAGCTGTAGTCGGTTGGCTCTACGCCAACGGACACTGAATCGTAAAACTGACCAGGGCCAGCTTGAAGCAGTGTCTCATTAGCAAGATTGGTGTCATAGAGCGATGCTGAGAACAGCATTGCATCTGGTGTCGATACACGCTCACTAACCATGCCTAATGGCTTGGTCATGTCGTGTCCGAGAATGAACTTTGGGTTTGCGCCGTCTGTTGGCAGTGAGCCAGGAAGGAATTTGACGCGCTGGCCTCCTGAGACAACAGCCTCAACATTCCAAGGGATGGCGACACCTTCGACAACGCGACGTGGCGTACCGTCTGGGTCTGCAGCGTTAATGCTGAAAAGTTGTGCTTGTAGTTCTATTTTCAAGAGTTGCTCATTTCTGCTGTGTCAGAACTTGACACGGTTGAAGTGTCTTGTGATTCTGAGATGTATTCCGAAGTATCAAGACGAACTTCTCGTCCACGCGGTAGAGCATAGGCACTCAGCGTCTCACCGATGCAGTCAATCACAGGTTTCGCTGCAAACTGGTAAAGGTCCTGACGAGATTGCTGAGCATTGCTGTAGGTCATGCCAGTAACTGGTGCGCCGACAAGATACTGAGGAATGTTGCAAAGGTTTGCAAGTTCAGTCATCTGGTGAGTACGAGCTTCAACAAGCTGGAGTTTTGACGGGTCGCTTGAAAATTCATGCCAAGTGACTGACGAGTTGAGTGCGCCAATGGCGTTGCGACGACGAGCTTGTGACCATGCTGAACACAGTTCGCCAAGTTCTTCACTGCTCATTGGTTCAGAACCATTTGTTTGCTGGAGATAACCAGCTGTGATTTCGTTAGATGCAAAGCGCATTGCTGCAGTGTCTAGACGGTTTGAAATTTCAATTGCTCTGGCACCCATTGAAAGCATTCCCTGAACTGGCGAAAGGAATTGAATGATGTCATTGGCGATAAGTGGTTGACCTTGAAATGTCAATTGGTTTGATTTGCCATACCACAATGGTCCTGGCATATCGTCAGTTTGCACGTCCGCAGCTGGTAACCACTGAAAAGAAAGTGGAAGGCCAGTGGCTTGGCTGCGTGAAGTAATTGCCCAGAATGCTCTGCCGTGAAAGAGGAGGTCATCAGCCGTCCAAGCAAGAATGAACTGTCGTGTCACACTTGGGTCGGGCC